GGGAGCTACTGGTTTCCTCACCTGGGTGTAGCTTTCCAGGATCAACCTCAAAGTCCTCCCAGGTCAAGCCATCCGCGCCTAGCATTTTCAGACGCTGTTTAACAGTGTAGAACTGAATTACGTTAGAGACCTTCTGTTGACCTACCCGTTGAATGAATGACTCAATCATGCGTTCTTCACGGCGCAAGGGGGTCTGTAGAGCATCTCGCATTTGATCTAGCGTGTCGCCGGATGGCATTTGCTGCTTCATCCCCATATTGGCAACGTCAACCATGCCTGCCATTTTGTCAAACTCTGGCAGGATTACGCGGCTGTACAGGTCTCCGACATACGAAGGCACCATCGGGATTGCTCCGTACTGGATATCGGCTCCGATGTTTACCTGAGGATTGACCTTCAATTTAGCCCCAGGCATATCCGAGAGATACTCTCGCCAAGCTGCATCCGAGGCCACGTTAGTCTTAGTGATGATAGTGGGATTTAGCGCCCTCTTGGTCATGTCTAAGACACCGGCGGGGATCTCGTTAATCGCGTCCTGCATCGGCAGCAAGGGGCGATAAGAGCTTAGCCCATAGTAGGACCAGGGCACTGGATTTAATTTTAAATCGATAAACGGGTACATCCCATGCCAGAACGGAGACGGACCATCGTACATCAATCTATCACCGGCGTAAATGATTAGTCGCTTACGGGGATAGAGGCGTTGACCAGGACGAACTTCGTACCACCAGTTGTGCATAGACTGGGGAAGAAATGGATCTTTTACAATAACAACTCGATTAGACTCATTGATAGTCAAGTCGTCGTAGTAATACTCTTCTAGCTCTACCGCTCCATCGAGTTTGCTGCCGCTATATAAATCAGGCTGCTGCTTTACCCCGACTAGCCGTTTAAACTGCGGAGACATCTGCGTCCAGGTGATCTCAGGGATATGGGCTGGACGAGCAAAGCTCTCGTTAGACTTGGCGTCTTGCCATTTAGCTTGCCGCTCGATCCCCTCGGAGTTTAATGGAAAGACCTTTTTAAAGTAACTAATAGGCTTCCAGTTTCTATAAAGAACAGCTACTGAGTCTTGAATGCTGCGTAGGCTAGGCTGGATGGGTAGAACATTATCCGGCCCTAGAGCCAAGGAGGTCATTGAGCCGGGACTGGAGGCTCCTTCACGGACGAATCCAATACCGTGAAGCATAGCAATATCAACAACATCCACCAATGTGTCCGAGGAGCATTGACGAATCCACTCGGCCCTCAGGACGCCCGCAATTACATCGGCAGTATCGGCGTAAGCCTCGGTGTTGGACAATACGTCAGCCACCGGCCTAGAATCAGTAAGCAGAGCTAACTTCTCACGGCGAGTTAGCTCTAGCTTATTTTCTACATATCTGGATTTGTACTTAGGGCGGCGATTGTCCCACTGGTTCCCCTCTAGATATCGGATATACTTTTCTACGTTACTGTACTCTGGAGAATTCCGATAGGCTAAATGAGCCTGCTCTTTAGTCTGGTCTCTCCAGTCCTGCATTGCCCGTAAATAAGTTTTACGGTAGTCTGGAGTGTCTTTTCCGTCAGCAGCTAAAGCAGGGGAGTGTGGTATTTGTACCATCTAGTTAAATCCAGGTTCCTTTGTGTCCACGAGTATTCTGCTCTTTTCCATCTTTTCCAGCAGTAACCTCGCTTGGGATTTCAGCCGGGTCATAATACCCATACCGCTTACAGAATTCCTTCTGGTCTTGCCGTGTGCGGATAAGGTGCTTCTTGACCTCTCCAGTCTCCGGATCCCTAGAAGTAGCAAAATGTCCTTCAGTGTTCTCGCCGCAGTACTGACCCATATCCTTTGCCCAGGATACCTTCGGTGCGCTCATTAGTCGCGTTACCGGAGTATTGCACCCTGGGCAGTTCGGATCTGGATTATCCCACCGCTTTAAAAGATACTCGAAGCTGTCTCCACTCTGTGAACATAGCGAGTTTTCACAAGTACCTTCAAATGTCGGCATTCAGATTACGCAGCCGCCTTTCTCAGCATCTCCAGAACGGCGTCAGATGTCACTGTCTCGGCCTTTGTTGCCTTCTTGATTTCTCCTACGGTCTTCTCGTTTAGCGGAACCCAGAATACATCAGGCATCATCTGATACAACCAGCCATTAGCGTGGATATGACTCCAGCACTCCTGGATTAACTCATCCACCGACATCCCCTTGAAGTCCGCGTTCTGCTGGAAACTGTCAACCAGCGAAGGATCTAGGGTAATCTGGAATGTACGTAAACCACGGCTGGACTTACCAGCTTGATCTATCAGCTTAATAATGTCTGTAGAAGACGAAATCTCAGACTTGGCAGCCTTACTCAACTGGGCCACCTCGGGGCCAGATAGCATTAGGCCACCGTTGGAATACTCGTGCAGATAAGCCTCGATACAAGACTTTAAGAATCCAGCAAACCCGCCAGCCGGAGCCGCGCCGGACAAAACTTCATGATCCTCAGGGTCTAGTTCAAATTCTACTGCAATTTTAATTTTTGAAGTTGCATTACGTGCCATAAATACATTATGACACGGATATCTACTTTATTTCCAACAATCCCTATAGCACAGAATAGTCCGGAATATACGGGTCGCCCTCTTCATAACTAGACAAGTACCCGTCAGGTTCTTGATCATAATCGCGTAAATCTCTTCTCGGGTCCTGGGATTTGGCGATTTCTAGGTTGATATTCCGGTCTGACTTTAGAATCATCGATGAACAAAATGGACATTTCCTGATAATTGAAGGGTTATCGGCCCCCCAATCCTTATAACACCGGCTGCAGGTCATCTTATACAGACAAAGAGAGGCGTCTTTCTCTATTTTGGTAGGAATGATTCCATAATTGTCCTCATAATCCCCTTGGTGGGCTGTGTAGAGGGCAATCATTGCCGCCATTAGGATGTCGTCTTTGAATCCACGCTGGGCACCCGTTCTAAGGCTGTCTTCGTCCTTAGTAAAGACTTTCACTTGCTCAAGTAGCCGCTTGTCACGCGCATAGAAGATGCTCTCTTTTAGCCATCGGTCTACCGTTACAATCAGCTTTGGCTTAGTGTTTTGTTGGGTTTGCCAATGGAAGGCGCTAGCGGCGGTAGAGTAAGTTCGCTTCTTGTAGATGTTCGGGTAGGTTAAATTCTGTAAAAGCTGATCGGCTGTTGAGTTTCCTGGGGAGTTGTACTCGATGGCAACCATGGCATCGTTATACCATCTTCCTAGCTTAGCTAGCTCGTAAGCCAATTCAATCGGCTCAATAATATTAGACACAAAAGTGGCAACATGGACATCATCAGCCCCTTTTACTCCAACTCGGTTTACCCAGGCTACGGAGTCGTCCTTGCCTTTTCCGAATCCTACGTCTACCCCTATCTGGTAATTAGCCCCAGGAATAGGGTCTTCCCATACCGATAAATGATGAGGTTCTGTCTCGTGATGAACAGAGCATCCCGCCAAGTGGCATTTGCGGGTTAAATCGTCAGAGTCAAACCCATGAAAGAACCCATGACGATCAAAGAACCCCTTCTTGGGTGGAGGTGACTTTTCGACCATGTACTCCAGGTTCTCAACTGCCTTTTCGGAGAATACCTGCTCCCCGCCAGCGATAAAGGCTTCCTCTGCCGTTAGGGCTAATTCCTGCTTGATCGACTTAGGGTTAGAGGCGTTGATTTTTTCATTTACGATGAAATAAATCTGATCAGTGGTTAGAGTGTACGGCTCCAGCTTTGAGATGTTGCAAACTGGACAGGTCTCTCCATCTCTATTCCCCTTTCCTCGCCTTCGGTTAAAGAATCGGCGACAGCCTTTATTCCCACACTGCACCCAGTTCTCGTAAACCACAGAGCGCATTCTGGTTTCTTCTTCTCCCAGCTTCCACCCCTGAGGGGGCGCTAGTACTCGCGTAGTCTCAAAGAAGTAGGGTAGGAATACGGCTTCCCAGTCAGAACGCTCAGCTAGATCTACGCATTTATTGTAAAATGCGTGAGATGCGGTTCCTGCGCCTTTGGCCGTAGACTCCAGAATGGCAATCGTGTCTGGGTGGTTAACTAGGGCGTATTTGAGATCTTCCTCTAGGCTCTCTCGGAGGTTAGCCCAGGCCGTAAACTCCGACCCGTGAAAGGCATTCAGTTTGTAGCCCTGTCCTAGGCCGCCTTTTCTCGTAGCCCACTGGACACGAATGGCTGACTTTAGGCCGACTCCGCCCTCCTTGACGGGTACGTCAAAGACAATGCCTTCTTCTAGTTTAAAAGATGAGAATCTGGGCCTCAGCCACCAGGGAAGCTGGCGGTACATAGGGGAAAGGTAGTTATTGAAAAGATTTACGGATTGATCCTGGTCTTCGGATACAATTAGCCCCTTCCGGTTCTGCTTAAAAACGCACTGCCAGAAGACCATGGAATTGCCAAACAGAGACAGGCCCAACTGACGGGCCTTTACTACAATTACACGCTGAGCCTTTCCTCTATTCTTCATGTCCTCCATCTTCTGGAGGAGTAACTCTTGTCCGTCCCATAGGCGAAGAAGCTGGTCGTTACCGGCCTTATCGGAGATCCAGAAATAGTTCTGGGCGGCATAGCGGTAGTCTTGTTGGCATTTGATTAACTCGTTTGTTATTAGAGTTATATCTTTTGGGTCAACCTTTGACCACCGCTTGTCTTCGGGAATATGTTCGTATTTCTTGAAGTATTCCAGTAGATCCCATACCAGTGGGTCACGAGCGCCGATTCTTGGTGCTGCTGAGTGAATTAACATTGGAATCTACTTTTTTTAAAAGTGAATTATTTCTTTTTGAATGAAGTTGTTGCGCCACCAGCTTTACGTTGCTCAGAAAGAGCTATTGCGATGGCTTGTTTAGGATTTTTTACTTCGGGGCCTTTTTTCGACCCGCTGTGAAGCTTGCCCTTCTTGAACTCCGTCATTACTTTCTCGATCTTTGATGTCTTCTTTTTCATCTATAATCTCCGCTTCTATAATATTATCCTGGGCCGTCTCTACATGCCCATTCCGCGCCTGTTGCCGTCTAACCAAGTCTTCAAAAGACACGGACGTTCCATTATTATTTATAGTGGTATTCCCACCAAAGTTCTGATTGATATTTATCCCGCCTTGGTCTCTAGCCTTTAACATGTCTGCCGCTAGCTCCATGACCTTGACGCTAGGAAGGGTCTCTTTACCCTCATCGTCTACGGTTATTTTTAAGTGGGACATGATCGCTTTATTTAAAGCGAAGTAGATATTACCAGCATCTTCAGCTAGACGCTCTTGAGTCCACTGCTGTAGCGACTCAGCTTTTGCTGCGGGGAGGTTGGACTTGTCTCTTACAATTATCTCTAAAGAGTCAATTTCTTTATTATCAGGCATTTGCCGCTGGAAGCTGGAACTTCAGGGTAGCTTCTTCAATCTTCTTTTTCATTTTAGATGTATTCTCCCGGATAGTCCTTACGGCGTTCTCCTGGAGTTCATCTAGTTGCTTTCGCCGTTCATTATCTGATACTGCGTTTTTCTTAGTTCCGATTACGCGCATTTAGTAATGCTCCGTTCTCTAGTCTTTGTAAAATCTCAAGTATTCTTTCGGCGGTCTCGAATGTTGCAGTTGAAGCCTTAATGGACTCCACTATTAACTCTTCTCGCTTATTTCGTTCATCTATGATTTGCTTATCCTTTTCCGCCATAGCTTCCCATAGGTATTTGATAGCAATCGCCATAGAGACAAATAAAACGCCCTCCGCTCCAAGTTTTAGAAGTGCTGATAATTGAGTAACCTCCATGAATCGGCCTATTTCTCTATTATACGAACAACTTACGGGTTAATAGTTGCTTAATTTTACGCAATAATCCGTTAAACCTCTCCACCGAACATGGCCCCGCCACCGGCCATGTCTGCCATAGAGGGGAAGCTGGTAAGCGGCTTGTTGTGATTGACGATAGGAGTGCTCCGTACACGAAACGTGTTCTCCACGTTTCGGCGCACCTCCTCGGTGATAGCAACTGGATCAATAACCTTGTCATTTAGCGACAAAAATGCAGGGAATTCCTTTGGGGTGGCTACTGCTGGACAGGTGAAAACAATAGCTACTCCGTCAATCCCCCGAGGGCGCAATACAGCCATTCCTTTATACTCAAGAGGTTCCTTAAAACCGTCCGGCAATGCCGAGAACTCCCATGAGATCTTAGCCATTTCCGAGTAGAGGTCTTCCGCTACCCAGAATGGCTCATTGGGATCAACAGCCTTGTTCAAAACTCGCCCCACGGGAGTAGGCGCAGACACCGATAACGCAGAGCTTGGCGTATCTTGGGTCTGGATAGCTGCCTGGACTTGCCGGACAGTCTCAGGACTTGGCTTTACTGGGGCCTGGGACGCCGCAGGCGCGATTTCTCCTGCGATCTCTAGGTAATCCATGACGAGTTCAGCTGTCTCGTCTGGCGTCATTCCACGAGACTGGGCCTTCTGGATTGCTTTGGTGATTACGGTTTTCATTTATGCTCCAATTCCTAAGTTATTGCCGATTCCACGGCTAAGTATATCCATTTCGTATTCAGCGGCTTTGTATTTCGCTTCTTCCGGGTCCATCCCCTGATCCATCAACTCCCTGTAGGCATTATCAAATCTACCCTCTAGTAGTTCTGGGCTATATTGCGTAGGGGTTGGATCGGACGGGGGAGCCACGGTTAAAACAAACCTGTCAACGGACTCACGTAGCTTGATTACTTCATTAACTAGTGCCACATTAGCATCCACAGAATCCTGGTTAATCTTATTTGCCCCATCTAGGGTCTCAGCTAAACCTGTTGATAGTTTAGATAGATTGCTGCGGTTCTCATATAGGTAGGCGCAGACCTTAGAGATCCTCCGTAGATACAAGATCATTCCTTGAAACGACTGGATAATCCGATAACCAGCATAAAGAAAAAAGGCTACCACTATTCCTAAAAGTACTTCTAGATTATTCATAAATTTAACACAATAGGTTAATAAATTTAACCCAATAGGATTATTCGTTTTTTAATCGGGACTCGGGGAAATGTAGACTGCTTGCCAATATGCCTTGACCAGGAACAACTCTACCCTGAACAACGACAGACTTGCCCTTTCTTAAGTGGCGAGAGATTGTCCCAGGATTCATTAGAGTTACGTCATGCTCCTCTGGGATGAGTTCTTTGTCTTTCCCCTTGCCCAGGGATCTGTAGGTCAGCAGGTTAAAAGAGCAGCACGGACGACTATTCCCCTCTTCCTGGACTTTGGCGTCGGCCACGATGAGGCCGGATAGGATTACGATATTAACTGACTCCATTACTCTTTTCTTTTACCTGTTGTTTAAATTTACTCCAGGACCAATTTGTGGTGAATTTGGGTATTTGCGTAATAACCGCATAACATTTTCCGCAAGTTAGCCCGTCTTCCCTAGCATAGTATTTCCCGCCGCACTCATCGCAAACCATAGGAGATGTTCCGCCATCAGCCTGATAGCGATTAATTGATTTCACCTCATCTGTCGAGAATGGAGCCGAAATTAATCCCGGAATAGCTTTCATTTCTATATCCTAG